GATACGGCAGGCAAGATTGTGCCTGTCCTGGCAGCCATTGGAGGAGCAGTTCACGACTTCATTGATGTTGTAAAAGCAACCGGCGGCGTACTAAGTGGTAACATTGGGAGCTTTAAGGAGTTCTCATCTGCAATTAGCACAACGGTTCCGCCCGGTGTAGTTGATGTCATGTATGGCATCGCTAAAGCCATCAAAGCGGTTGTTGATGCCGCTATTGCTAACCCAAAGGCTGTGACAACAATTATAGGAGCCCTTGTCGGCGTAAAGGTGTTGGCTCCAGTCGCTGGAGTCCTCGCAAAAGTTGGTAGCGGCTTTGCTGCAGTTGGTAAAACAGCAGGTGGCATTATTGGTAAACTGACTGGATTTGGTAAGGCGGCATCTGATACAGCCGGCGGTGCTAAGACTGCTGGCAGTGCCTTTGGTGGCATGGGTAGTGACATGCTTAAAGCAGGCGTTGGAATTGGTGTTGCTGCTGCTGGATTTGGTGTGCTGGTGTTCGGTATTTCGTCGCTGGCAAAAACAGGTACCGCAGGCATGATCGCTCTGGCTGGCGTGACAGTTGCTATTGCTGCCCTCGCAGGTGTGTTCGCTCTGCTAGGGCCGACACTAACAGCTAATGCCATAGGTATCGGCGTGTTCGGTGCTGCAGTCGCTGGCATTGGTATCGGTATTGGAGCGGCGGCGGCTGGTATAGCGTTGCTGCTTAATGCCATCACTTCACTAGGTCAGAACATGACGCTCATCATTCCGACGATGACGGCGGTAGGCGCTGGCTTTGCCACCATGATTGCCGGCTTTGTTGCGACACTGGCTGCTAATGCACCAGTCATCGCGGCAGGTGTGCTAGTGATCATCACGACGATGCTGACCACGCTCACCACTGCTATTCCGTTGTTTGTTAATTCTGGGCTACAGTTGTTGCTTGGCATCCTTACAGGTATCAACAACAACATTGGCCAGATCACTACGACAGTACTGTCAATCATCGCCAACTTCTTGACGGCAGTCGCACAAAATCTCGGCTCTGTTATCACCGCTGGGGTGTCCGTGCTGGTTGCCCTGATTGAAGGGATTGCTGACAACCTCGGCCGCATCATCGATGCAGCCGTCGACCTGATCGGCGCATTCCTGTTGGGTCTGGCCAAAGCCATTCCTCGGATTGCCGATAAGGCTCTGGCTGTAGTTGAGGCCTTCGTTGAAGGCATAGGCTACGCGCTTGGCAAGGTTCTCACTTCTGGGTCTGACCTTATAGCTCATTTTGCTACTGGTATCATGAAAGGAATGGGGCAGTCGAATAAGGCCTCTCGAGCAGTTGGTAAGGGCGTGAAGGGCGTATTCGAAAAATTAAACCTGTTTAATATCGGCGCGAACATCATCAAAGGACTTGCTTCAGGTATTGGGTCAATGGCGGGTGCCGTGTGGGACAAGGTAAAAGATATTGGCAATGGCATCTCCAAGGGTATGAAGAAGCTACTTGGCATCCATTCACCTTCAAAGGTAATGAGGGACCAAGTTGGTAAGTTCATTCCGTTAGGGTTAGCGGAGGGGATGCAATCCCAGCTAAGTGCTGTCAGTGCAGCGTCTCTTGCCATGTCTCAAGCGGCCACGCCGAACATCTCGACTGGTGCCATTAACGGCTCTATCAACAGCGCCAATCGGCAACTTCGTCAAGGCCTGAACAGTGGGTTACAGAAATCATTTGTGGCGGTTAAGAATACGGTCGGCTCAATGGCCGGTCAGTTGTCAGATGCTGCGATGGTCAATGCCACCGTGGGTCTATCCAGCGCAGTGCAACCTGAGGCGTTGGCTGGTAGTCGCTATACTGCCATTCCAAACAATCAGGTCATTAACAACTACAGCACAACAACGAACGTGGGTGAGACACAGCCTCGAGTCATCGAGGTTCACGTCAGCGCCAACATCGACAAGCGGGAATTAGCTCGCGAGATAGCTGATCCGGTCAAGATTGAAATTGACCGCATGCAGCGTACAAGCAATCGCATAAGGGGTGTGAGATAGGTGACTTTCCAATGGTGGTTTAACGGCCAAGATATGAGTGAATATCTCGAGACGAACAATGTCGAGCGAAATATTGGTCAGAACCGTAAGGCAAACCTCAAGAAGCTCGGAGTTTCATCGGGTAAGAGATTCAAATACACCTCTGCGGATGAAGGCAAGGTGACTGTGTCTTTCCTGATTAGGAGAGATATGGTGGCCAAGCGCCGAGAGATTGCGGGGCTGTTGTCCTCGAATGAGCCACAACAGCTGATTTTCGGTGATGAACCTGACAAGTATTATCTAGCAATCGCAGACGACCAAATCAGCCTCTCGGAGAAGTTTCGACATGGTAATGGTGAGGTAACGTTCATCGTCCCCGATGGTGTGGCGCATTCAAACGACATAACGACCGTCACCGGTCAGTCCGGCACCGACATCGCGCTCACCAACGCCGGCACGGCACCGTCTGCGCCTGTGCTGACCGCAACCATGACGGCTGACAACGGGCTGGTGGCGTGGACGAACGACCAAGGCGCCGTGCTCCAATTTGGCGACCCTGGCGAGGTTGACGGCGTGACTACCAAGGCACCAGAACAGGCATTAGTAGAAGGCTTCGACAGCGACCCCGGCGGCACGAACAACGATGCGCCAACCAATTACCCAAACTACGGCAACGTGGAAGGTCAGCCGAACGTCCAATCAGGCACGATGAATTACGGTGCGGGCCTGTATGGCTCTACGGCGATGGTGCCGAGCTTTGGAGCCAAATCTGATTATTGGAATGGACCAAGCAAGAAGCTACCAATTCCAAAGAACTCGGATGATGACAACGCAGGAAACATCGTGACTTATACGCGACTCTATTTCGACACCAAAGTGCGTCAGATGGGACGGATGGAGATTGCACTGAACAATGGCGACAAGACAGTCTTCGAGTCGGTTCTGCGCGATAGCGCAGACTCGCAAGACCAGATTGTCTGGGAGTGCTTCTACAACGGGCAGTGGCTGGTCAGCACCACGCTTGACCGCAGGAAGTTCAAGAATGGTCAGATGTATGAGCTGCGGATGTGGCGCTTTGGCTCTAAGATTAACTTCCAGCTTGCTCCAGTCGCGAAAGTGGTAGATAACAAGGCCGAGGTTGCTGCGCCAATCTTGAAGAGTTTTGACTTAGCAGAAGCTGAGCCAATTGACAGCGTTAGCTTCTGGTTCTGCCGATGGCAAGACAATGAGGCTTCCAGTATGAGCGTAACTGACTTCCAGGCGAAGTGGACGGATGTTGACCAATGGAACGACCTTGCCAACCGTTTCTCGGCGGGCGATGAGGTCGTGGCGGATATAGCCACGAAGACCATCTACGTCAATGGTGTGCAGGACAATACTCTGCACGCAATCGGCAACATGTGGGATTCGTTCTGGATCCAGCCTGGCAGAAACACAATCATGCCTGTGGCATCGAGCTGGGCGACCCCGTTCGATGCCACGGTCGAGTATAGGGAGGCATGGCTCTGATGGATTTCTATTTCACAGACAGAAAATTCAATACGCTGGGCGTGGCTTCTACTGGGGCTGCGCCTATTCAAATTGACGCCGACACTGACGACCAGATGCGGCCGCAGGCAGTCGGGCGGACCTATGCGGCCACGCTGGTCACTGACCCGAAGGACGCTGGGAAGCTGGCGACTATGGCCGCGCTGGGAAACTTCCTGCTGTACAAGGACCCGCGCGGGCAGTACGTCTTCGCGACAATTATGGAGTGGACGGAGTATGACCCGCAAGCTGGCGAGCTGAGTTTCTCGGCGGAGAATGGTGGGGTTGACCTCATCAACGAAACCGTAGGCGCGTATACGGCCGACAAGGCGTACTCGATTGCGGACTACATCAAGCGGTTCACGGCAGACAGCGGTTTTGAGATTGGCATCAACGAGCTGGCGGGCCAGACCCGGACGCTGAAGTGGGAAGGTAACGAAGACACGGCGCTCAAGCGCATTGAGTCAGTTGCCACCCAGTTTGACAACGCCGAGTTGGACTTCCGGTTTGAGGTCGATGGCATGCAGGTGGTTCACCGGTACATCGACATTTACAAGCACATGGGCTTGGACAACGGTCAGCGGCTGGAAGTGAACACACAGCTCAACAAAATCACGACCACTGGCAACATCTACGACCTGTGCACGTCCATCAATGGTACTGGTGCGGCGGCTGAGGGAAGCGATACGCCAATCAGCTTGGTGGGCTACCACTGGACTGACCCGGACGGTCGATATGTGCTGGGCGGTGATGGTGTTCTGCGAGACACTGTGGCGGTGCAGCTCTGGAGCCGCACGCTATCCAATGACAACCCCAACCCGAACGCTCACCACATTCAGCGGGTGAAGTCATACGAGGCGACCACGCAAGCTACGCTCCTGCAGTCTGTGCTGGCCGATTTGAAGCAGTACAACCACGCGGCGATAAACTACACCGTAGACATTGCAGACCTGCCAGACAGCGTGTCTGTGGGCGATACAGTGCACCTGGTAGATGAAGCTCAAGGGCTGAACCTATCGGCGCGGTTGCTGGAGCTGAAAGATAGCTATGCAAACGACACGCACGAAGCCACGCTGGGCGACTACCTGATTGAGGCGAGCCAGATTGACCCGGCCCTGAAGGAGCTGGCCGACCAGATGAAGACGCTGGCGGCATCGCGTCAGTGGTACCCCTGGACGCGCTACGCAGACGATGACGAAGGCTCCGGCATCTCGGCTAATCCTGACGGCAAGAGCTACATGGCGATCGTCTGGAGCGACCAAAGCGCGGTGCCTAGCGATGATGCTGCGGACTATGCAGGTCACTGGCAGAAAGTGAAGGGCGATGACGGTGTTGGTTTAGCTGGGCCAAAAGGTGATGACGGGAAAACAAGCTACTTCCACACAGCATATGCGGACGATGTGAACGGTGGTGGAATGTCGCAATCTCCTGACGGTAAGGCGTATATCGGGACGTACAGCGACTTTACGGAAGCTGATAGCACCACGGCGTCAGACTACACTTGGGTGCTGATTAAAGGCGCAGACGGTGCGGCTGGCGCGCCCGGTGCAAAGGGTGATACGGGCGCAACTGGGGCTACCGGCCCAGCAGGCCCAGCGGGCAAGGACATCACCAGCTACGCGAGCGGCGCTGTGCTACCTACCACGGTGGCGCCCGCTAACAGTCAATTCTGGGTAACCAATTCGAATAACGTTGCTACCGCCCTCTATAAGTCAAACGGTACCACGTGGGTCAAGCAGGAAATCTCGGCAAGCGCAATCAACGCGGCCACATTTAATGGCTTGACTTTCAATGGTGTCATCTTCAATGGGTCGCAGTTTAACAGCACGTTCACTAGCAAGCCAGTTGATGAAAGTAGTTTTGATGATATTGATGACCCGATCGGTCAGGCGATGCTCACAAAAGGCACTGGCACCACTAAGATGGGCGACGGATACCTCACCGTAGATGGTTCCATTGATGGCAGTGGAACCAATGGCACGCCGCTTCAAAGTTTTCACACTGAGGTCGGCGCATCCGGCCTGCTATCAAGACTATATACCGGTGGAACGGATTACAGTCACGTCACGGCAGAAGCTCGCCTTAATCTTGGCGAGCTGTCGCTCACAAATTTGGACACAGCCGGTAAGGCCCGAAGCGGACACTTGAACGGGGAATTGCTCGAACAGCTGAACAATGTCGGTAAAATTCTTTGGTCTGGAACATCTTACTTGGGGTACAAAGGCGATCCACAATCCGTTAAGCCTTCAATGAAAATCAGTGATTGCCTCACCGGTTGGAAACTTGTGTTTGGTGCATTTGCAAACAACCAATTTTCAGGTAATCAGCTTCGTGAAGCTGATATATCGAAAACTAGTGTAGCGGCTTACCCGGGAATGGGTCGTGTTATTAGCTTGATTGACTACAACATGCAGGTCGCATACAAGTACATTTACGTCACAGACGGCGAAATAAAAGGCAATGAGAACAACGCTGATGGCGTAAAGGGGCAAGTTGTGCTGATTGCAATATACGCGTACTAGGGGGGTGTGGCCGTGAAAAAAGAAAAAATAAAAGTTCTGTTCGACACTGATGCTGACGGATACATTATGGGCTGGTCGCAGGAGTTCTGGGACGGTCGCCAGTGGCAAACGCCATTCGACACCAAGAACGCGGTGGAAGTGGCTCCGGGAGACCTCGACACAATCGTAATGGGGGCAACCAAGCTAAGGAACGGCAAATTGGTGATAGATGAGGCCAAACAGACGGAGCTAGAGCATCCCGTCACGCCACAGCCCACGACTGACCAGAAGATGCTTGCGGCCGTGATGCTGCGGGTTGCGAAACTGGAGGCGAGCTCATGACAGATTACGATATGTGCCAACAGTTCTACGCGTGGGGCATCGACATCGCGCCATACGTGGGGCTGATGATC